CGCTGTATTAGTCGCTGTGATTATGGGTCGGTTGATTGAGCGATTGATTATTAAATGAGCTATCCTCATCTACCTACAGTATATACCAACCTAAAAATCTTGTCAATACCCCTAAAAATGGCTTAAAATAAAGGTTTTTTCGGGGGTGTGGATAACTTTTTAAAAAATTATGTCCACTATCAAACAAAAAACAGCCGCTTTAAAAACTTTTGAAAGCATTGGCTCACCCCACCCAAAAACGATCGGGCAGATTTTGTTAGAATCCGGATACAGCGCGGCAACCTCCAGGGGCGCCCCAAAAGAGATAACAAGCTCTGAAGGCTACCAAACAGAATTAGAGAAGCTGTTGAAAGAAAACAAAATCGACAAAAACTCGCGGCTAAAAAGGATGGGCGAAATTATGCACGATAAAGATAAGAGATCTGCAATAGCCGCAGTAGCAGAAATTAATAAGATGTTAGGCGATTACGCACCTATAAAACAAGAGATAACGGACCTGAGAGAGAAGAGAGAGGAAATAACCAAGCCAGACTGATTGCGTGAGTGTTATTATGAGTTAGTATTTCTTTTTGAAGTTAGTATTTCTCTGGAGTTAGTATCTCCCCGTTGGTTGTTATGCTTGGAGTTAGCACTTTCCCTTGTTGCTGCTTGAAGGGTTAGCATCTCCCCGCACACAACCCGAACAAGACAACTCGAACAAGTATGCATGCGCACAGAGCTATACGCATGCACACGAAGAAAAATGGCTCAATAAAGCTATTATGGGGCAGTATGGAGTGTATGTAATGATTATTATACCCAGTCCTCTTACGGTTAGTCTGGTTTTAAATAATAGAAATTTCAGTAACCCTCCCTACAGATTTTTCGTAAAATAGACAACCCCCCCCTACAGAAAATTCTCTAATCGACAAGTCCCTCCCCCTACAGAAAATATTAAAAAACGACAAACTGATGAAAACTTGCCTACAATGTAAAAAAGAAATAAGCGATAAAGCCAAGTATTGCAGTGATAAGTGCCGTATGGCTTTTACCCGAACATTTAAGATTGTTCAACCCGAACAAAACGCCGAACAAAATGAACCCGAACAACCTAAACAACCCGAACAATCTCAACCCGAACAATCTCAACCCGAACAAAAAGTTAGCGTTCCAGCTTACACCCAGCCCGGACTATGCCACGCTTGCGGAAGAAAGTTCGTTAGCAAAGAAAACTTTATGGATATTAAAACTCAAGTCGTTGGTTCGCCTAACACCTGTATCTGCTTTGAATGTTGGAATGGGGGAATGACCCACGAAAAATTAGGATTACCTTTATGCCGGTCATAAATGATAAGCTTTTACAGAAAAAAATCGGGTGGGAACCGCACTTAAACCAGCTTCCCATCTTGGAATCAAAAGCAAGAGATAAGGTGGTGGCCGCGGGGGTAAGGTTCGGGAAATCGGTTATATGCGGATATACCGCCCTAAAACATCTTTTAAGCGATAACCAAAAAATCTGGATAGTTTCTTTAAACTATGACTTGGCGGGGAAGGTGTTTGATTATGTGGTTGACTTTGCCGGGAAGTTTGATAAGCGGCTGATGAGGGGGGTTTCTAACCGCGTGCCGCAGAGTTTCAGAATACCGGAGTTTAATTCTTGGCTGGAGTGCAAGTCGGCTGAAAATCCGTCTTCCCTAATGGGAGAAGAGCTTAACCTTGTTATTTTAGACGAGGCGGCGAGGATGAAGCCGGAGATATGGGAGAGGTTTATACTGGCTCGTTTAGCTTCAAGAAAAGGCAAGTCGCTTACCATTTCTACGCCCTTCGGGAAGAACTGGTTTTACAAAAGGTATCTGGAGGAAAAAGAAAACGGGGGGAGCTGGAATTTTACAAGCTTGGACAATCCCTATTTTTCAAAAGAAGAATGGGATAGGGCAAGGGAAAAAATCCCCGAACATATTTTTAAGCAGGAATACGAAGCCCGATTTTTAGATGACGCGGCAAGCGTATTCAGGGGAATTTATAAAATTATAGGCGATACTCTAAAGGATGTGCAGGAAGGGCATTATTATGTTATGGGCGTTGACTTGGGAAGAGTGGAGGACTTTACGGTCATTACGGTCTTTGACCAGATGACTAACGACCTTGTTTATTTTGACCGCTTTAACAAAATAGACTATCCGTTTCAGAAAAAAAGAATTGAGGCGGTGGCCCGAAGATACAATCACGCAAGGATAATGATGGACTCAACGGCTGTCGGAACTCCCATTAAACAGGATTTGGAATACGAAGGGCTTTTTATAGACGACATTTACTTTTCAAACAAATCTAAAAAAGAACTCATAGAAAAACTTTCCATTTTCATTGAGCAGGGCAAGATACGGATTCCCCAGATTGAGGTGTTGATAGACGAGCTTGAATCTTTCGGGTATAGGTTGACGCCATCGGGAAACATCATTTATTCAGCTCCGCAGGGGCTTCACGATGACTGCGTTTGGAGTCTGGCTCTGGCCTGCTGGAATTTAGAACAAAAAGCCCTGCCAGTTGAAAGTTTTATTCCATCTTCAAGAATAGAATTTAAAAAAACAATTTATCCTCCAACAAGATTTCATTACGAATAGGCAAGAAGCAAGTTAAATGAAAATAACCACACCCCAGCAGATAGCCGATTTAAAAGAATTATACGCCCAAGCGTCAGCCCACCGCAGAACAAAATGGCTTGAATGCTGGAAGATGTATATTTCTCATTTAGATATTTCGCAGAATCCCTTTTTGGCCAATCTCTTTATCCCCAAATCTCACGAGGCGGTGGAGCTTTTGGCTGCCTTTCTTTCCGGCCCCAACCAAACAATTTCCGCAGAACCGGAAGGCAAAGAGGACACCTTAAAAGCAGGAATTATAGAGAAACTTTTGGATTTCCAGTGGCGAAAGGTTTTAAGGGCTCGGTCTAAACTTTTAACTTGGATTAAACAAACTTTGCTTTTCGGCAACGGCATTATGAAGGTTGGCTGGGACGCGGATAAGGACGAGCCGTTTATGAACGCGGTGTCAATTTCGGATGTTTATTTTAATCCCTTTATATCCGAGTTGCAGGATTCAATAGTGATACACCGCATTATCAGGCCGTTATCAGAAATCAAGAAAGACGAAAAATATAACGAAAACAGAAAAGAAGTAATTTCTGTCGGGGACGATAAGGAAGACGAAGACAGGTCTAAATTCAAAAGTTATGACCTAACAGGAATGGCTGTTTTTGGCAAAGAAGAAAAAGGCGAGCTGCTGGAATGTTGGACGCAGGAAGAATTATTTACAATAGCCACTACCAGTAAGGGACTCCAATTTTTGCGTAAAATAGAAAATCCTTACGGCTTTATTCCTTTTGTTAAAATGCGGTGCAAGAATAATCCCCTGCCCAATCGGGCTTATGATTTCGGGATTATAGAACCGTCCATTAAACTTCAAAAAGCGTTTAACGACGCGGTAAATGAGTTTTTTGACAATGTTTCCTTAATAAACAACAAGATGTGGATTAAGAGGCGGGGAGCGGCTATTAACCCGATGGACTTGGTTAGAAGGCCGGGGGGAACGATTACCGTCAGCGATATTCAAAAAGACATCAGAGCGGATGAAGTTTCAGACATTAAGCCGTCTTTACTGGAACTTATCAGATTTTTAGACGCCGAGTTTCAGCAATCCAGTTTGGTTTCCAATCTTTTGAAGGGAATTTACGGGGCGGAGTTTGCCACCGAAGCGGCGTTGGGACAGCAGAACATTCAAACAATGCTGGATATGCTTGACCAAAATATCAAAGACGCCTTTTCTGAATTGGGAAATATGCTGGTAGAGATAAATTTGAAAAATCTTAAAGGCGTGAAATCAATTAAAGTATTGGACAATGAAAAAGAGATGGCTTGGTTAGAGGTCAATATGAAAGAAATTCAGGGCAAATATGATATTCGCATAGAGGCGGATAGGTCAGCTTCCTTCTCGCGGGTAGTAAGGCAAAAACAGCTTCTTGATTTACTGGCTATTATTTCCAAAGACCCGGAGTTTATGCAGAGGTATCCCAAGACCAAAGAAAAAATTTACAAGAAATGGCTTTCAGAAGCGGGATTTGCCAATGTTGATTATTTTTTTGAAGAAGAAGCAATGCCAACAGGAGAAACAGAAGTCAATTTAACTCCTTCAGCCGCAAGGGTGGATGTGGAAATTCCCAGACGAGACGAACTTTTAACCGTTCCATCAATTCAAAGGTCAATTTTACAAAAAGCAATGCCCGGCAAGAGCAAAATTTAATATGCCTTATAAATGCTACAAAGTAAAAGATAAATATGAATGTCGCAATAAAGAAACCGATAAGGTTCACGGCACTCACGAATCGCTTGAAGATTGTATGAAGCAATTAAGAGCTTTATATCACGCGGAAGGCGGAGGCAAATTTACCCGCAAGGAAAAATAATGCCTACATCTTTTACCAAAGAAACAAAACCAACCACCATCTTCGTCAAAGAGGGAACAGATGTTTTATTGACCGAAAATGGCGACCATCTTTTAACGGAAGATGGCGATGTAATTATTTTAGAACAATCTTCCGGTAAACCGACAACATCTTTTACCAAAGAAACAAAACCATAAATTAAGCAAGAAATCATAATGGAATTAAAAAAATTTTTCAAAAAAAATCTTCCATTTTTAGCGCTTGGATTAGTGGGCGTATCAATCGCCATAAGTTTTGTATTTGGAATAATTTATCCAAAACAAGAAATTATCACTTTCGGAACAGGATATAAGATTTCGGAATTAACTGCTTTATCAGAAACGCCCGCTTCTAATGATGTTTTTGCTATTGTTGATACTTCGGCTTCGGCTACTAAAAAAATTACCTTTACTCATTTAGTCACTAATCCAGTTTCTTCTTATTTGGCGGCTACCACCACTGACGCTCTCACACAAGGTTCAACCAATAAATATCTCGGGGCTTTATCAGCCAGCTATCCCTTGCAGTTTTCTTCTCCCGCCTTATCTTTGGCTTTCGGCACAACCACTGCCAATACTTGGTCAGCCCTAAATAATTTTACCAACGCAACCACTTCTCTTTTAACGGTATCTTCACGGCTTTGGCTTGGCACGGCGACAACGACCGGAACTAATGGCATAGACATTTCGGGGGGATGTTTTGCAATAGGCGGAACTTGTTTGTCAACTGGGGCTTATACGGCAACTTATCCGATTACTTTAACTGGTTCGGCCTTCGGAATTGCTTTCAGCACTACTACCGCTAACACTTGGTCAGCTCTAAACACTTTCGCCAATGCCACATCATCTTTGCTTACCTTTACCACCGCTTGGGGGACAACGCTTAATACTAATTCAATTTCTTTTACCACCGGTTCGGGAAATTTAACTGGTAATGTTACGGGGAATTTAACCGGCAATGCCGACACCGCCACTAATTTAGCCAATAATCCGGCCGATTGTTCGGCTAACCAATACGCCAACGCCATAGCCGCTTCGGGAGCTTTGACTTGTTCGGCAATAACAGATGCTGATGTTCCAGATACCATTACCGTTTCCAATTATCTTTCGCTGGCTTCTTGGT